TCATTTATCATTTGCTTCTTTCACAACCTCTTCGATTTTTTCCTGCTTGCCAGATATGGCCATAAGAAATTTTACCATTTCCTTAAAATCCCCTATCGTTAGACGATTGCCTCCCACATCCCAGAAGCCATCCAACAGATGATCTGATTTTACTTTCTTCCACTCCCCTAAGAATCCTCTAATTATCGCCTTTCGGGGCCCGATTGCGGTGAGGTTTAGGAAAGTACCCAGCTCACATATCTTCATTAGGTCATCGTCGGAAAAGAAAAAACCGATGATATGAAGCCTGTTGTTCTGCTTTAAACTGTCAATAATCACAGCATTAATATGTTCATCGGAGAAAGAATATCCATTGATGACAAAAATGCCTTCTCCATCCTGAAGAAAACTGCGGAGCCTATCAAAATAGGCGATAAATGGCTGTTTTCTTGAAGTTTCGTATTTTTCTTTTGAAGGGTAAATAACCAGTTCATTTTCGTTATTGAGTTTTTTCGATTCAATTCCTAATCGAACAACCTTATTAGACTTGCCTGTAACATTTTTCTTCCAGAACCAATTAATTGACCCATGTAGCTTCCAAAACCTTATCCAAGAAACGGGCGGAACATCGTACGTATTTTTGCTCTCAAGACTTTCAGAAAAAAAGAACGGCTGGTGAGCACCAACGAATCCATCAAAATATGGTATATGCAGACTCTCTAAAGCCTTCTCAACAATCAAATCATAATTAGTCGTAAATATTTCTTTAGAGTAATCTCTGCTCAGCCAATTTAACCACGTCACAAATTTCTTTGTATAGGATAAATCGACAACACCTTCCTCCTCTACGATAATTTCATAAATGCGGTTACAGATCTCAATATCCAAACCACAAGCATCTTTCCCGCTCACCTTTTCAAAACTTTTATCACTGCCATCGTTTGCGAGTTGCCGAATAAGACGCACCTGATCAAGGATCTGCTCGATTGTTAACGGATCATCGTCTTCTTTAACATTTAATCCTGCCTCAACGTTCTTCAAAATATCCTGATACTTCTTTTCTATCTTTTCTCGTACCTTTTTTGTTAATCCCGGGAGATCAGATATGTTTAACGCCTTTGAAGTGCCCGCACCCAAGAGGAACCCGATTCTTTTTACATAAGAAAGCTGGTTCCTAACTTCACATATTTCTTTCTGCGGATCATAAAATATTTCATTGGCCATATCATTCCTCCAAACACTTCTTAGTTTTTAATTTTCCCCGAACTTGCTCCGCAATAACATCAGCCTCTTTAAACAAGTCCATAACTTTATTTTTAATAGAATCCAACTGCCCGATCTCATCGGGACATATATCCTTTATTTTCTCGTAATCAACTTGGGCAGGCAGGTATTTGGCAAAATACCGCTTAATAACTTCAATTTTTGAACCGGTATCATTGCCATTTTTCTTTCTCAAATAACTTTCCCAGTCCCTGTTTCCTTTTTCCGAGTTGCATTTCTTACAGCTTGGCAGAAGATTACCGATTACATGCCCATACCCTGAAAATCTAAGATCTCTTACAAGACCGAAAACATGATCCCAAGTTTCCGCTTCTGCCCCACAATATACACATAACAGATCCTTCTCGGGATCTTGGCCGAGCAATACAACGGCTTCTTTAACCGTTTTGGCATCATATGAATCGCTTGGCGCTATCGCAGAAGCAAAGGCATGGTTTATTGTTGTCTGCCTTTTCTTCATTATTGAGTATGGCTGTAAATGTGCTTTTATACTGTCAATCTTCATAAAACGCCGGTAATTCTTTTTATGCATCTATCCAGATTGCGCCGTATATCTTTTTCCCATAAACGAATTACTGTCCAGCCGTCCTTCTTGAGCGCTCTGGTAACCTGCCTGTCTCTTTCCTTATTCCTCGCAATCTTCTGTTCCCAATATCCGCAATTTGATTTCGGCATGATACAACGGGTCCGGTGGCCGTGCCAAAAATCAGAATCGACAAATACGGCAACCCTTTTTCTTCGGAAAACGAAATCAGGTTTGCCGGTGATCGTCTTAACATTTTTTGCAAAATATATCTTCCGCCTTCTCAGCTCTTTAGCGATCAACAGCTCAGGCCGGGTTCCCTCCGACCGGATATTCTGCATATTTCTCCTGCGCTGTTCAGGCGTCAAGTTATCCATCTACCTGTCGACCTTATAAAAATTCTTTCCTTCCGGAAGTTTAATATTAGGTATCCACAACGGCTCGCCGTCCCATCCCTTATCCTTCTCGCCGTTAACCCTGTAAAGCGTAAGAACAGGCACATCTTTGACTGAATCGCCCAGCGACCGGTCAACCGGGGACAGCAAAGTCCCGGTTCCTTTCGATATACTGCGGGCTCTCCTGACAATCAGCATTGCTTTATTATCTGCATGGCTTGCTTTCAGAGCCTTGATACAGTTTACAAAAGCCGTATTTGACCAGTCGGATTTGTCTTCGCTCTCAAAGTTCTCCAAAAGAGTAATAACCCCGTTCAGGGTAGTTTCATGTATTCCTTCACCGGAATACTGAGAAAGCATATCATCGACCTGCCTGACGTGTTTTCGCTTAGGAAAATTCGGAAAATAATTCACGCCTCCGACAATCACATCCATCAGCTTGCTGTCCACCACATTCGGTCTTGTCGGCTTAATCCCCGGAGGATAAAGAAGACTTATATCCTCGGTGCTGGTACTGCTAATCTGGCCAATCAACGCCTTGTTGCCGCTGTTTAACTCAATAAATAGTTTTAACAGCGACGGCGGGATAAATACACGCATCAAATCAGGATCCCTGTCGTATCCGAACATCCGGCAGTGTTGCCAAAAGGTATCCGCCTGAGGCGCTTTTGCAGTACGGCAGTAGTAAACCGTATGGAGCGCGGGAAAGGTAACGCCTCTGCCGAGGCTGTTCCCGCCGACAATAATACTCATTCCTTTTGAACAGTCGACTACGTTGCTTCCGACTGAATTCATGACAAAGATTTTGATCTGCTCTTCATTTAATTTTTGTTTGAGAAAATCATGAATCTTCTCAAAATTTATAATGCCGGGCTTTGTTTTTCGAAGGTCTTCCCACGACTCCTTGAGAAAATCCCCCATCTTATCTTCAGACACAGCAAGAAGCATTTCATTTAAATATTCTCCAAGCCTGCGGGCAATGCGGGTATGATCTGCGATCCTGACGCTTGGATGAACAAGAAGATTACAGGCCTGCGCATTTTTAGACAAAAGAACCTGCGCCCCTGTTACTAAAAAAGTTAACAGCGACATCCGAAGCCCTTCGGCAATAATCTTTCCTTCGTCTCTCAGTTCGTCTAATTCATTCTCCGGGGTAAGCCTGATGCACGGCGACGGCGGATCACAGTAGAAGAAGCTGCCGCCGAGATACCCGGGACCGGGCGGAAAATAATGCACAAACGACGGCCTCCACCCTGTTGTTTTCGACTGAAGAAACAACGACTGAGGTGTGGCCGTCACCTGAAGATACATACTGCTGTTGGCCAGCTTCTTCATCCCTTCCAAGTGCCGGTTAATTGTGCTCTGCTGTTTTTGATTGACTCTCGTATTCAAACTCGCGGCGTCTCCTTCGTCGTCAATAATAAACAGCGGACGCCCTTCACAAAACTTTGACGATGATAAATTATCTTTCCAGCGCTTAAGAACCCTGTTGTTCTTTTTAATCACGATCATCACGGGCTTGCGGACTTTCGACTCCATAAATTTGACATCATCGTCCTCACCGCACACTATAAAAGTATCCAGCGAATGTTCCGCTCTTTTCAGCGTCTGTTCATGGAGATAAACATTATCCGTGGTCAGAAAAACAAAAATAGAAAAACCTTCATCGGCTGCGGCAGAAACAAGACCCAGCACCTGACCTGTTTTTCCGCTTTGAACGTTACCGAGAAGCAGGCCTGTTAAATGATCGCGGAATGAGAAAGTTTTGATATGTTTTGGAATTAAGGCGTCGATGGTTTGTTTTATCGATGCGGAAATGCCGGGAGATACTGCTTCAATTTTCTTGAGATAACTTTCAATGTGAATCCCCATTGCCCCTCCTGAAGTCCAGTATCCATACGTCAGGTTTCGAAGTGGCAATCAGTTCAAAATTGTCCCTTCCGTAACGCCTGAGCGTGTCTGCTGTAACCGGTTCGCCGACCTTAAGGGCTCCGTTGTTCTCAAGGCGTCCTTTTATCCATCGGCCCAAAATTTTCAGATCATCTGCCGAGCGGAAATTCTTGCTGTAGTCGCCGCTGATTTTGCATCTGAATTTCCAGCCGTCATCGGTATAGACCGTTATAATGCTTTCCCTATCTGGATATCCTGCTTTAGGATAACCCGGCAGGCCGGTAATATCGCTTGAAACGATTAGTTCGACCTCGTACCAATGCCGCGGTTTGACAAAGCCTTTTTTATTTTCTCTTCCCTTGCCGAAGAACACGTTCAAGTTGCTGTGAGGCGCTTCCTCAGCACCTTTGATGGGTATCTTAAACGCTGTCGTTGTTCTGTCTAAAAGAACTGCCTGTAATTCTTCCTGCGACGGTTTATCAACACCCTCATGCCCCTCAAGAAGAGTATTCTCGCTCTCAACAATTTTAGGCGTATATCCAGCCAGCGGTACGCAGGCGTCACGCGACAGCCTGATAATGAAATCATTTATTTCTTTTACTGTACCTTGTTCATCTACAAACAGATCCGCTTCATAATGGTTTTGACTGTCGAGAATACTGCTCAAATTCGAAGATCCGATCATTCCCGCAAAAGGATTTGTCTCTTTAAGGAAGCTGTAAACTTTCCCGTGGAATTTAAATGCATTGGCGACCATAACGCCGCCGATTTTATTCCCGCGTAAATATTCATCGAGGTATCTCGCCGCGTCAAATTGCGACCGGGTAAATCCTTCAAATCCGTGCATGCCGATCACGATTTCTAAAAAAGACTTCTTATTATCTTCAATGATTTTTTTGAGTTCAGCCAGAGCGTCGGCAGAGATATACCCTGAAGCAATTCGGATACCGTCGGCATCTTGAATCAAATCTTCAAAACACGTAATCGTATTCCTTTTCGAAAACCGTACCGGAGGGATATTGGATAAAAGTAATTCCATTAGACGGCTCCTGCTAAAGTCTGTTCCTCAAGGATATGCTCCATTCGTTTTTTAACCGGAATATCCTTAAACCTGCTGTAGACCTCTTGAAGGTCCGTGTATTCATAATCTCCTGAAAAAAGCGGCATTAAGGCCTTCGCTAATTCGGCAACTCCCTGAGGCGGAACAGCATTGCCAATCTGGCGTCTCACCTCGGCAACTGAACCGATAAACTCAAAATCATCAGGAAATGATTGAAGTCTCGCCCTCTCGCGGTTAGTCAAAGGTCTCGGATCAGGATAATGATATCCCCACGTCCCGCCCCCGCCAGCCGCAATAATCGTTTTTGCCGGTTCTTTTCTATGGATACGGCGGTATACATGGCTGATCATTCCCTTAACGTAATACGGGCTGTCAACCGGCACATCTGTGAAATTACCGCCTTCCGGAATAAGCTGAAGCATTTTTACCGTCTTGGAGGCAACATTCATTCTTTCGTTGTTCAGTTTAATTTTCTCAGCGCCCTTCAACGCTTCTCCTGCCGTAACATAAGGATTTTCTCCTGAAGGTCCGTGGGTGGGCCGGGGATGGCAGAAATCAAAACCCGTATCAATACGTATACCGACGATAAGAACGCGCTCTCTGAATTGAGGCACTCCATAGTCAGCAAAATTGTACAGCCTCGGCTTAACGATATATCCCGGGCTAATTTTTTCGAAATCAGTCACGATCTGCTCAATCGCTCTGCCATTATTTGCAGTCAACAAGCCTTTCACATTCTCGGCTATAAAAGCTTTCGGTTTTTTTGCGTCAACAAAGCGGAGGAAACTCTTGTACAAATTACCGCGTTCGCCGTTAAGCCCCGGCCGTTTCCAAATCATCGAAAAATCTTGGCAAGGAAATCCTCCCAAAATTAAATCACAGTCCGGAATAGATTTGCTCTTAGGATTCACTTTTTCGATGTCGCCGCAGTGCATAACACCGCCTAAATTACGCTTATACGTGGCGGCTGCCCATTCGTTAAAGTCGTTCGCCCACACGACCTCATATCCCTGCTTGTGAAAACCAAGGTCGAGCCCGCCACATCCGGCAAATAAAGAAATAATTTTCGGTATACAGCTTTTTGATTTCGTCATTAATATCTCCTGTCAAAAAATAAACCGGCAGTCAATGCCGGTTTTCAATTTCGTTTTCTTTTCCATTCTTTCAAATCTTTTTCGATCAACTCTCGAATAATCGATATAATGGACGCATTCTTATTCTGCTTCTGAAGTTCAAGTGCCTTTTCTTTTAGAAAGAAATACTGCTCTTCGCTGATTTCTATCGTAGTCTTTTTCATTTTGGTTCCTTCTGTGGCAAGCATAAATACACCGTTCCCTTGTTAACCTTTATTGCTATATTTATAGCAATATAGTTTGTTAATGTCAATGAGAAAAGGCATAAAAACAAAAAACCTCCGCTGGTGATTTTCGCCAGCGAAGGTTTTGCTTTTTTAAAGTCCGGGATTTATTCCTTCAAACTCGGGACTATGCATCGCTATATTTATGTATTTAATGTACCACAAATCAAGCATAAATCAATTTTTTTATACTAAAATTTTGCCTTAAAATACACGTTCACCAGCTCCGCAACGAACTTCTGCTTGCCTCCGATATGCCAATCGGTGTTGCGCTCCGGATCAAGCTTCGATTTGTAGTCGTAGATCGTGAACACAAGGCCGTTTATCCTGCCTACCCACTCGGCCTTGATCTTGCCGTCCGGTGAAGCGCCAAGCTGAGGCGTGCCGAAGACCCGGACAATATCCTCGTAACGCGTTCCCTCCGGCAGGTATCCCTGACAGCCGGTGCCGTCATGCGATACCCCGCCCATCGCAACCGATAACTCGATCTCAGCTTTGACTTTCATTCTGCACCCTCTTCTTTCCCCAGCCGGACTTCCATCTGGCCACCGCACCGGCCACGATCGCATCAACCGCTTTCTGATCGCTGATATTCTTCAAGACATCCTCCAGCTCCTGCTTGTTGAGAACGCGGAAGTTTTTGACCCCGCGATCCTTGGCCGCGAGCATAAGCTCATTACGCGAAGCCCCGGCATGCAGGACGATCCCTTCCTTGGGCGATGCCTGCGTTTCGGGCGCGCTCTTTTTCGCGGTTACCGTCTTTTCCTTCTTGGCTTTCTTTGCCATAAACAAATCCTCCTGTTTTATAAAACCGACTCCTGCAACTTCCCGGTCACGACATCCAGCATCTGAAAGTGCGTTACACCGCTTTCCTTCCATTGCTGTTCGATCGTGATAGACCACTTGCCCAGCGGCATGACCCGTTCGATCTCCCGCAGACGCAACTTAGCGGCCGGAAGATGGTCGCGCATCCGGCCCGATACCGGAATGTTTTCGACGTACGTTTCCTCGCCACCGTTCCTGACACTGATATACCGCGTCTTTTTTGCCGTCATGTTTTCACGAACCATAAACATCCCCTCCTTTCGAGGGTATAGGGCCATACGGTTTCATAGTTGGCAAGGCCTTTGTCTCAGAAATCTACCCGAACCCCGGCCTTGGCTCCGACCCCTTTTCGGTCGTCGGATTCCGCGAAACCGTACCCCTCAACAAAAGGATGAACCTCAAGCCCGGACTTTTTCTCCTCGTGCTTCTGGTCAATCGTGACCTGCGCGCCCGGCTGGGCGATGATATGCGTTTCCTGCTTCGTGGTTTGAGTCGGCATGAAGAAAGCCTTATAGATCGTCAATCCGATAAGCCCGATCGCCGCGATCCCGATCGCGTAGCGCGCGGTCTTGACCCACGGCAACCACTGAACGAAACTGCCCAGAAACTTAAGAACGCTAAATCTTTCGTTTTCCGCCATCCTGCACCTTGCCCTTTAACCACAGATAAAAGAACATCCCCAAACCCCCGACCACCGCGCCCAGCGCGAAGGCAATAACCAGCTTGATCGTAATCATTGCGACACCCCTTTCTTTAAATCCTTCCTCAGCTCATCAATCGCCTTAATGATCCGGTCGTTCTCCTTTTCGATAAACCGGCTCTGCATATCGAACTCGGCCTTGGATACATACAGGGCCCGCGGCATGTGAATCTCGTCATTGGCCAGATGATGAAACAGTTTCTCATCGATGCGGTTGACCTGCGCGATAATCGTACCGAGCATGAAGATAACAATCGTCACCAATACCGGCGTGATGAACCTTGTCCAGCTTCCTTCACTTTTCATACACCTATCCGATTTTCTTGATGTCATCATCGATAAGCGCGATCTGCTCATCGATCTTCTCCCTACGCTTCAGAAACACCTGCTTTGCAGTGGTCAAACTTTCCTTTGTAAGCTCCCGCTTTTCGCCGGAAGGATACGTCACGATCTTCTTGCCGTCTTTAAATTCAATAGTAGGTTTTGCCATTTGAAATCCTCCTTTTTATGCCTGTCCGCCGCGAACCGGCCGCACATAACACATATCCCAAGGCCTGCCATACGTTGTCTTATATCCGTCATACGGATACAAACACCATGCGCCGTCAGACCATGTCGAACTTATCGTCGACGACCAGAACGGCACCCATTGCTCAATGGGATATCCGAATATCATCGAGTCCCATGCCGGGTCATATCGCGAATGATCCACGATCGACATCAACTCATTAATATTTGGCATGCGCCAATCATCATGCCCGGCAAAAAACAAGTTCTCACAGGCATTGATCGCGTCATACCAATACATCGTCATGCCAAATCCAGCCGCCTGCAGATCCTTGACCCACATAAGACCCGTAACCGTATCCGTTACGGTGCCGTCTCCGTTATCGATATACCTCTGCCCGCCGCCAAGCGGATACCCCATCTGGTAATAGCCATCATCACCCATCTGATAGACCATCGTCTGCCCTGTTTTCGGCAGACCGCCATTCGTGACGATTTCGTTGACCCGGGTAATGATCCGGTTCTTTTTCTGATGTTTAATATGATCCATTTTGCGCCCTCCTTTTAACCTTCGTAAGTGACCGTAATTTTCCCGTCATCATCGCCCGCCTTTATCACCCTGAAATCCTTGATGTGATAAATAGACGGAAGCTCAACGATATCGCCCTCCTCCAGAAGTACGCCTGATGACGCGCTCGGATTCTGGCCGTTGACGAAATATCGCATGTCACCGCCCTCTGCTGTGATCATCGCAAAAGATGCCGAAACCCCGTTGCCCGGGTCATAAACTGCCGGTGTCAACGCCTTAACCGAACTGCCGACCACGATCTCCTCATGATTAATAACTTTTGCCATTGCCGTCCCTCCTTATGTTTTCTTTAACGCTTCCAAGATTTCCTCGTTTTGTTTGGCCACATCCACCAAGACCTGCCCGACTTTGAAAAGCATGCGTTCGCGCCTGTCCGCCAGCTCGACCGGCAGGAAGCCCAGAGCCTGCTCACTCTCGACCGCGCATATCCGGCAGTATTTCGTAACCGGAACCGTCAGCTCCTGATTGACCTTGTAGTGCGTGATCACGCAACTGTGGCAGGTCCGGGCATGCGGGCAGTTTTTCCAGCACCCGGTGTACTCCTTATCGATGTTGAGAAATATTCCGCGAATGAACGGCCGCGCCTCGAAGATATTCCCCAGCTTGAATATCCGCGCGCTGGCCGCTCTGTGGCACGGATAAACGTCGCCGTTATCCAGAATCGCTATATAGGTCTTCCCAGCCTGACAGTATTCCTTTTCCGGCGGCACCTCATCGTTGACGATCTTGAGCGGTTTATCGATAAACGCAATCTCGATCGGCAGGCCCTGCCGCTTGCAATAGCGGCGGTAATGATAAATCTGCGTCAGTTGATAGCGGTATTGCTCGACCGCCTCCGGAGTCCAGTCCTCTTCCATAACCGCGTGATGCATGATCTTCGTAATACCCAGCTCATGCAGATACTGCACGTTGATCGCCAGCCTCCCGACCGTCTTGGGCGTAAACGTCATCCGGATACTCATATCCGGTTTAATCGCCAGAATCTTCTTGATGTTTTCGATGATTCGCGGATAGTCGCCATGCCGGTATTCGGTATGCGTGATCTCATCGCCGTCGCAACTCACCTGAACAGCCATTCCCAGCTCGGCAAATTTCCTGAACACTGTCTCATCGAAATACATGCCATTCGTCGATATCGAGAAGGTTGAGGTATGCCTGCCGTCTTTATCCGGCGGCCACAGCTCCCGGGCATAAAGGGCAAGTTCCAAAACCGTCTGCGGATACAGAAGCGGCTCACCGCCGAAGAACGTGATCTGCAGGCCTGCAGGGCTTATTTCCTTCATCCGGGAAAGAATCTTCTTTCCCTGCTCGACCGACAACACCGCCTCGCCCTTTGGGTGAAAACAGTAATCGCATTTCATGTTGCACTGCTCGGTAATGAACAAATCAATGCTCCTGATTTCATCTTTTGTTTTACCGCCAACCAATTCCGCGTTAGACATGAACTCCCTCCCGTTTCTCTTTTTCTAATTGGATATATTTATCAATGACCTTGGCCAAAACTTTGTTCATAGCGCAATATCCCGGCTCTGGATCGAACATATTGCCCATATGCTCAAGGTTAAGACCTAGACATTTATTGCGCGGGCACCGCTTGTACAACTCGCAACTCTCGCAAAACCTGCCCAGATACTTCTCGCGGTTCTCATCGATCTCCCAGACGTAATCCAGTTTCGAGTAATCGATGCCGTCATAAACCGATCCCAGCCGGTTATGCCTGCAGATGTACATGTTGTCGCACTGCCAGATACCGCCTTCGGTGTCGATAAAAAGCCGCTCAAGGCCCGTACGGCAGAAGTGAAACTCCCGCACCTGTGCCTTAAGCCCGAACTCCCGCACATAGGCGTTGCTGTGAAGCGCCGGATTAAGAGTCTGAAAAAGCTCCGCATCTTTTTCGTGCTCGATAAGCAGTTCGAAATACTGCGCCGCGAACCTCTCCAAATCTTCCGCTTTATGGTCATGCCGCGTCGCAAGATCGATCGTGATATTGCGGGTGATCTCCCGCGCGATGAAATCAAAATCCTCTTTGAGTTTCCCGTACTCAACGACCATGAAGTTCACATTGTGATTCGGGTTTTCCCTGACCAGCTTCAGCATCCACGGCTCCGCCTGCGCTTTTCCCTGAGGCCCGCCGTATTTCTCATAACAGTTGCCGAATGACCATGTGATCCCGATATTGCGGTGCCGCGCGAAAAACTCATACATCCGCTCATCGATTAAGGCTCCGTTGGTGTTCATATGAAAAAGCATCTGCGGAAACCTCTCCATCACATGCCGGATAACCTCGAAATTAACCGTCGGCTCTCCTCCCCAAAAGTAAATCGTGAACTTGGGCGCCAGCTGAAGCTTGGAGAAACAAAAGTCCATAATGTCGTCCGCGGTCTCTTTCGACATCTTCACCGGGCCCAGCGTCGAAACCTTGTGTCTCTCGAACAAACCTCTCCGGTAACAGAACGAACAATTCGCATTGCACGCGTGCGTAAGATACAGATAAACCGATTTATAGACAGGGATCCTCATTTGCGTACCGTCCCTTTGTAATAGAGCGCGTCAATGCCGGTCTCGATCGATTTCTTTGCGATGTATTCATACGTGGCCGTCTCGATCCGGTTCGCCCAGCAGTGATTTGCCGCCGGTTTCAGCGGATTGCCGGTCACGGTATAATTCTCGGCCAGACACATCGCCCGCGGACAACACCGGATATCGCCGTCAAAACAAACCTCACAGTCGCGGCAATGCTCGTAAAGCTCATCGATCCAGTCACCCATCTTCTTGAAAAAGAGCGCCGTATCGTTAAACCCGCTCCAAATATCCCCGATCTTGAACTCCGGATAATTAGCGAAAAGGTCGCACGGGTATATCTCGCCCTTGTTATTCACGGCCAGATACAAATACCCGCACCCGCAAAATGTTGGCGGCACATCCTTGAGTGCGATACCTTTCAATTTGCGGTAAATGTTGTTTTTTAACGCAATGTCCCATTGGCTTCGCCCGAACTTCGGCTCGCCTGAAAAATAAACGTAATCCGCGATGCGCCGGAACAAATCCTTGAACTGCTCGTTTTTATCCCTGACCAGATCCCAGTGCCGCGCCGAAGATATCCGCACCACCGGAACGCCGTATTCATAAAGCCGGATGATCTCCTCATAGATCCCCGGCCGCTCTGGATCATCGACCACGTAATGAACGTCGCCTCCGTTGGCTTTTACGAGATCAAGCACCACGCCTGCCTTATCCAGATATCCTTCTCCCAAAACACCGCGCAGGGCCGATATGCTGACACTCAAATTGAGGTGGTATTTATGCCTCAAAACCCATTCGCGGATGCCGGAATCATTCAAAAGAACCAGCCCGTTCGTTGTCACCACATAGCGGTACATGCAATAGGTATCGCAAAGGTACTGCACCATCGGGAAATTCAAAAACGGCTCACCGCCGAATATGCTGAACTTGACGCGCCGTTCATCGAACGTACGCGAGGCCCAGTCCACAGCCGCGTCAATAACATCCCGCGTGATCCCGCTGTCTTTCTGCCTGAACTCTTTGGGCTGATAGCAATAAGCACACCGCAGATTGCAGTCCTGCGTCATCAGAAAATAGACCGTGGTGTATTCCTGCTTTCCGTCCGTTATCGAGCCGATGTCGAACATGCCTTCGTCCTTGTACCGTTTGATCACCTCCCGGCACTGTAACGGCAGATCGCCACTCGCCTTGCTGTTCTTAAGCTCAAATACCGGCATCCGTCCTCCAGTCCAGCTTGCTTAAGCCCGGTTCGATCTCCTCGATATCCAGCCCCAGCTTGTCCCTGAGAATCTGCCGGTGCGTATCGTTAAGCTCAACAACGTGCGAAGCGTAAATCTTGTCCCTATGCTTACCAGCCAGAAACAAAACAAAGGTCGAAACATTACCCTTGTCGCCTTCAACTCCCAGATCCCGGTAAACCTCGCACAGCGCATCTACGAGAGCCTGAACGTCCATGAACCGCTTATGCGTGAAACACTGAACGGTCAATTCATCGAGATTATTCCTGCACCAGTTCACCAGTTCGCTGACGGCGTTCTCGCCTTCAATCCGCGCGATCTTAAACGATACTTCCTGTGCTTTTATCTGATCCTGAAACATTTCCTCACCATGAATAAGGGTTACATTTGCAATTCCACGCGCTGTGGTTATGCCCGCCTTGATACTCGCACGTCCCCCAGTTCGATCCCGGCGGCGTATACACACACCAGTCCCACGGCACATATCCGTCCCATGCAACTGGCGGGTTCGCCGATTTATATGGATGCTCCGCGCTCGACGGCAAGTTAATGCTCGCGCAATTCCAGTAATGATTTATCGAATACTGGCATTCTGAATATTTATGATCATCACACGCCACGCCCGCGTGCGAACACGTCGTATAGTGATATCCGCAGTCCGCGCAATACTGGCACTGCTCGGTTTCGCAGATACAGCCGGTCATGAGGGCCTGAACCTTCTGCATCATCTGCCGGAAGTGAATACCCCTGACCTCGGTTGAAAGCGCGGTGATCGTGGGATCCGTGAAATCCATGCATCCGGAACTGTCCTGCGGGCAATACCCTGACTCACCTCTGCCTGATTTACAGGCCGCCAATTCCGTGCGCAGTTGATCGACATGAACCTTCCGGATCTCCGTCACCAAAGCCGTGATCGTCGGATCCGTAAAAGACGCCTGCGTAAGCCCGCGCCGGACAAACTCGGTATTTAAGAATGATCTCAGCTCATCGATATGCACCTTGCGAACCTTTGTAGAAAGATCCGTAAGCACCGGGTCCGTCCAAGCTGGTGTGTTCGATGAACATTGTTTTGGCGGCATTTTATGAGCCATAGATCTCCTTACGAGGCGTAAACCGCTGTCTTGTCGAAAAAGCCTTTTGTCCCTGATGCGTTCGTCCCGTAATACTTGTTATTGCCGGGCGATGCCGCACCATTCTCAAGCTTAGCGGTCGAAACCCCGCCGTCCTTCAACTGCAACTGATCACCTGCCGACACCTGAAACATTGCCGTATCAATAAGGCCGTCCAGATATTCCGGCGTCGTATCGCTGACATCCGCCTTCAATTTATTGGGTGCATTCTCGGTCGGCAGAACACCGGCCGCCGCTGGCACACTGGCTAGTCCCGTCAAAGCCGTACCGCTCACCTTGCTGGCCGAGGTTATCTGCGCCAGTTTCGTATCCTCAATACCGGCACCCGGGGCAACCTTGTCGTTGGTTATCTGAAGCGCGGGGTCCGTCAAAAGCTCCAGCGCCTCCCAATTGGCCCGGCACGCCGGAGGGAAATTGATTAACAGCATGTCGTTTTCCGGTTTAGTCTTGTCCCAAGCCATCGCCCACCTCTCTTTTCTGATACGCCTCGGCAACCGCGTTCATGTCGTGAAGCTCGATGCCGTGCTCGCGTAACATCTGAATCCAGCAGACATCATGTAGCGTCATCTGCCGGGCGTAATTTTCTGCCTGCTCGGCGCAGGTAAAAACAACCGGCTTCCTTTTCGGCATGCGCAAAATAATCTCGCCCTTAACCGACACATAAGCCATATCGTCCGGTATTTCTTTTTTGCATTTACTACAAATCAACTTGTCCATCGATTACTCCTTCCGACTGGTTCGCGTGCTTGATAAATTTCTGCAACACCCCGTTCAAAGTCGATTTATTAAACGCCGCGTCTTTTATGCCGATACTTCTCAAACGGCTGATCTCGCCGCCGTCATTGACCTTATATAAAATGACTCCGTTTAAGAACTCGCCGTTCTCAAACTCGATCACCACTTTGTATGGAATCAATCCCTTTGCCATCGCGCCTCCTAAATCCCGTGGCTGTGCCAGTCGAACATGCCCGCCTGTGTCACGCCTTGAGCGTCATACAGCTTCACCGTAAAGCCGGTGATGCTTTTGTCCGTAAACTGCGAATAGATGCCGCTCCCGCTTCGAATCTCAATATGAACGCTCGGCTCCTCGTGATACGTTTTGCCGAAAAATACCTGCTTGCCGTCAACCGCCGAGGCAACCGTATCGTTGCCGTAATCATCGACATCCGGCAGATCACCGAAATACTGAAAGGTCGAACAGGTGATCTCATCGCCGATATTCTCGCGGTACAGCGTCAGCTCAATCTGAAAGTACCGGCAGTAATAATCCCCGGGCTGATAATCCTCCCAATCTTTCCATGTAATATTGTCTTCTGAAGTGCGGATCCGGAAACCGGCCGCGCGCAGGGTTTCCTGACCGGTAAACCGGTAAGACGGACTGTCATTGAATTTTGTTACCCCGTCACTGTTAAACCGCCTGCCCAGCGAGGTCGAAACGATCACGTCAATCCCGATATAAACACTGGCCACATACCCGAAATCCCTGACCGGTGTCGTATACGTCCCGGACATGACCCCATCCGTGATCACGATCGACTCGCCTTCCTTCTCGATGTTACTCATCGCACCTGCCCAAAGCGGCTGTTCCTGATACTCCGCGATAATATTCCTGAACGGAATCTCAGTGATCGTGACCACCGCCTCCTTTGCATTCACGGAATAATTTCCGGACGTATCGATCGCCTTGATCCAGTACCGCTGGCCGATGCCGCGTTTGACATCCTTGGTGAGGTAATGCGTACCCTGCTGAAGCGTAATGAACTCCGCGCTTTCCCAGTCAAGGCCGCGCCGGATCTCATATCCCCACACATCCACATCCGGAATAGGCGTCCAGCCGAAATAAAGCATGTCGCGGTTGCGGTTAACCAAAAACGACGGCACATCCGAAGGCGGGGCCGATTTGCCGACAATCGTGATCGTGCTTTCAGGTGCGGACGCAAGAGAACTCTCTTCGTTCAGTGAATCGAGCGAGGTCACCTTGACCTTGTAGGTCTGGTGGTCGACGATATCGCCGATGATGCGAAAATTCGTTCCCGAGGTTTCTCCCCGCGCGCGCCAGCTTAAGCCGCCGTCATCACTGATATAAATCTTTGCCTTGGCGTATGACTTGACGAAATGATCCACATAAGCTGGACGGTCGAACCAGACATCGATAGCGTTCTCGATCGTTCCGTCTGTCTTCTTGACCAGCGACTCGGTAAGGCTGAGGTTGTTGACGGCCGGAATCTCGCTCGATAAAGACGAATAGTTATTCTGTGGCAGGATAATGTCCGAATCGTCATAAACCGCTTCGTCATATTCCAGCGCGGATATTTGAACCTCGCTTTTTCCTTCGCGCTGGATAGCCACAACCCTGAAATCTTTTTTGACCTTATTGGTTTCGCCTATCGCATAAACATCGAAACCCTGCGGGTCCTGCGGAAACGCTTCGCACGAAACTTCCGTATGCGTTCCGGTCGGTGATGTGATAAGCCTCTCCTCGATCGTATCGTCCGCGAAACGAACCTGAATCTTGTAGGACTTGCCGTCCTCGATGACCATGGCGCGGTCTAATTTGACAAGCACCGCCGTACTGCCCTCCTGCACCCGGCCGGAAAAGCCCCACTGCGGAACGTCGTGCGATATCGAAATAATGTCCCCTGCCTGACAGGCCACTGCATCGATCCCTGCTTTAAACGTAACCGAACGATTGATATACCGCGCGACCTTCAAGGCATACCGCGCCGCGCGGATGGCATAACTTGCCCTTGTCGTAAAAAGCCGGATCTGGCTCTTGCGCATCGGCTCGCCGGATGAAAGCAACTCCTCATCGATATAGGCGATCGTCTCCTGCTGATAATTTTTCTCCTTATCGGTAAACTGAACCTCGATCACATTCGGCACCTCTTTCAAGGTCTTCCAGCTCTGCGCGAAGGAATCCTTGACGATACTGCCCATGCCGAAAAGCTGTGTCGGCGTTGTCGGCCGGTCGATCTTAAACGCCAGCCCGCCTGCGCTGTAAACCGGCATGGCGTTGAACGTAGCGCAAAGCTGGATCAGGACATCGAGCGCCTTGTTGTTACTGTCGATCACCACATCCATCCGGAATCGTTTCTCATATTCACCCTGTCCGTCCGGAACCTTTTCCTCGCAATACTGCGACATTTCAAGAAGCGAAGCGTGATCCAAATTCTCGGATGAAATAAACTCGCCCAGACCGAACCGGTTGTTGATGATAAGATCCCTGAGGCACCAGACCGGATTCGCCGAATACCTCTGGGCAAACGTCACTCCGTCCCAAGAAAGCAAGGTGTCGTCCGCAAGCAAACGGTAATCTGCGCCGTCCCAGTAATAATCTTCCCAATCAACCGGGTCCGTGCCGTTTCTGACATCAGGAACCGAAACTTTCCGGCCCTTTACAATCGATGTGATATTCGGCATGGATCCGGAAAGCTGGTCTGTCGCCAGAAGCTGAAGCCCTAAAAGCGCGGTGTTCGGATAGCTCAAATCGTCCGTCTTGATCTCATCGATCTGGAAAAGCAAAAGATCGCCCTGCTTCAACGGCTGAAGCGAACTGTCCTCGCTGGTGCGAGTGATGCGAATATCGTACTGACCCGGCGTGAGACCTGCCTTGCGAAAGACGCGCCTGACCGATGAACGCGACTGCGCCGAAATCGTCGTCTCGCCCAGATCGATATATGTCCCGGAAGAATGCTCTTTGTATTCGACACGGTAGGTAACACTCCAGCTTTGGATATCTCCTGAACTGGAATTCTGCTGATAAAGGCCGTTATTAAGCCGCAGGTGGATCTCGAATGCCTCCACATCCAAATCAATGGTCGTGTAAATGTAAGGATTGTTTTGCGTAAGGTTGGCGCTGACCGGATATATATTGTGCAGATCCTCGAAATTCGGGATCATGCTCTGATAATTTGTGCCGAACCGTTTGTTGACCGCAACACTTTCAAAGTTGTCAATGGGATTATTATTTAGCTCTAAACTTTCTATCGATTCGATCTCGCCCTCGCAGACCGCCAGAAGCACATTCAAATAGTGCTTGTCCCCGTCTTCCCATAAAAACTGATTGATGATATTGCCGCCCACCCTGTGCTCGCCGTAAACAACAGCCACCGGCACGCCGACCTCCTGAATGGTCTGCACACCGTCCCAGCCGTAAGTAGGCGATCCCTCATCCATGCCTGTCCCGCCTCCCAGATTGAAATCCGGCATCTTCGGCTGGTTCATGTATTGATAAACGGCATACCCCATCGAAAGAACAAAGAACGTGAAAAGAAACGGATGCGCCACCGCGGCCGCCCAGATGGCCGAGACAATAAACGAAACAACGGCCACAACCGGCGCTTTGACTTCAGGTGCCACCACGATTTCATCTCCCTCTTCGATACGCGAATCCAGATCTTCGATCCGCCTGCCGGTAACGATGACCCGTTTGTCTTTGTATTCAAACCCGGAATTGTCGAGATATTCACGCACGCTTTTGCTTCTGGAATAGGTGAACTCCAGAACCTGCGCCTCTTCCGGCTTAAAGGGATTGTCGATATTACGAACGGATATCATTTTTTAACCTATAGAACCCTTCTGTTTTGCCTCTCCATGAAACATCATCGAGCCGCGACACTACGACACCCTGACGGCAACAATGGATAAAACGCCTTTTCGAGAGCACAATCCCCGCATGGTTTGCCACGCCTCTCGAATTGACGAACAATATCCCATCCAAAACCTGCGGGATCGCCACCCTCTCCCAATCATGGCCGCAATGCTCCTTGAAATAATCTTTGCCGTCTTGCCCCCAAACCCGGCTATATTCCAGATCCTCGATATCAAAAAGCCGGTATCCCAGATCCGCATACGCAAGCTTGAGAAACCCCCAGCAGTCCAGCCCGTCCATCGTCCGGCCCCGGTGTCGATACGGTATCCCGAGATACTTCCCGATAACCGCCTTTTCTACATGACGTAGATCCGGCGCGTCGGCACTGACGGAAACGCCCCGAACCGGTGATAATTCTCCAGCACCTTGCACCGCTGTTTGGTTTTGTTGCATGAAACCTCTCCTCCGATATACCCGCATTCGGGCGACTTAAACTTCCACGCGCAGTAATTGCGCGCGTACCTGCGCGCGGGCAGATCAACACCCAGAACATCAAACTTGCCGGTTAAGGTGAACTCCACGTTCTTCTGGTCTGCCGTATAGCTGTCGATATAAAAAACGTCATCCATATGCGCGTCCGGATCCGCCAGCTGGTCGGCCCAGACCATGCGGATCGTGACCTTCTTCCCGCGCAGATCGAACTGCTCCAAATACAACTGAAGCAACCGCGAAACATTCCCGAGCCGCACCTTTACCTGATCGATCTGCCCTTGATTGTTCTCGCCGATAAACTCATGCGTTACCGGGAACTTTGAATAAACCTCGCCCTGATACGTCACGTCCTGATCGAACCCCGCGATCCTCAAATCATTAATGGAGTCGTACTTTTCGAGGACGTATAAAAAGATGGGCGCATTCTCCTGCTTTGATTTCTCGCTGATAAATAAAGGGCTGACATTTCTCGGCATTACTTCACCTCTATAAAATCGAACTCGAAGTCGTACACCTCATACGCCTTCATCGTGTATTTAAAACTGTCCTCGGTAAACCGAACCGTATACTCCACGGCATCGTTCGGATTCGTCCATGTAAACGCCATAAACGAGCCGTACTTCGCGGAAAAGAAATTCCGCACCATTTCCATATCCGCCTTTGACCGGCTGGAGAACCTGAGCCGCCATTTTCGTAACGGTGCCGCCCACTTGCGCCTGCGCTGTTCAACGCCGCTCTCAAACTCTGAAATGAGCGTCTTGTATTCCAGCGTCTCTTCGAAAACAAAATCCGGTAAATAGCTAAAATCGCTCATGCGTAACTCCTGATCACCGAACGGATCTTCCCGTTGTTGTAAATGTCGTCGGCAATGGCATTGGAAAGCATCTTGCGGTTGCGCCAAACGTCCTGCGCGTCCCACGCCTGAATCACCTGATTGACGTTGATCGTGACACCGCCTCCGCCCGGTTGTTCCCCGCGGTTAAGCGCGCGCAGGTTGTCCGACCCGCCTAACGCCTGCATTCCCCTGCGGGAAAGCACGCCTTCGCCCGTTTGCGCGATGATCGGCACCTCATCCGGCGCAAGACCCGAATGGGCCCGGATAAACGCCCGGTTGCGCCTTTGTACCGTTCCGCCCTCATGAAACAAACTCGCCACAGGAACGCCGAAGATCGTGCCGCCAGCTCCGGCCATCGCCGTAAATATCTTTATGAGTAACAGCTTCGCCAAGATGTTCGAGATCATCTGCAGAACCGCCCTGCCGAAATCCGCGAACACCTCTTTGACACTGCGAAGCTCACCCGTAAACGCCTTGAAGAAAAACTGCGAGAACGCGTTCTGCATGTTGTGCGCCGACTGCTTGGCAAACTCTTCCATGACATTAAACTGCTGTGCCGCCGCCTCCGCGCTCTTACCCACATCCTTGGCTACGTTTTTCAATATTTCCGCTGTCTTGTCACCAGTCTCTTTGACCTTGGCAAACACAAGGTCATACTGCTTCATCGCGTCCCGCGCGCTTTCCTGCGCGGCCAAATTAAATGCCGTGCGCGCCTCCTCAAGCCCCTGCGTAAGACCCTCGACATTAAACTGAATCTTGTTCTCTTCCAGCGACTGCGAAAACTTCTCTACCTCCGCTGATGCCTGCCGGTATGTTTCACCGACACTGCCGGGAAGTTTTCCCAAAAGGTCGTAAAACTTTATAAGCGGAACCATGAGCGCCTGAAAGAAATCGACCGCAAAACCCAAGAGGCCGTTTAAAGCATTCGTTATGCCTTGAATAAACCCTTTGACCGCGCCCGCACCATATTCAAGGATCGTAAAAACACCCGCTACCAGATGATTGGCAAACCCCTGCAGAAACCCCAGCACCTGCCAGAGGGCCTGCCCTGCTTTTTCCATAAAATCATTCCATTGGGATTTGAGCATCTGCACCTTTTCGTAGCTGGTTATCATCTCAAGATTCACCGCTTCAAGGTGTGATTTGCTCTGCGCGAGAATATGATTGGCCATGGCCTGCGCCATATGGTATTTCTGAACTTCCTCGACAGTCTTGCCGGTTGCTTTCGCGTATTCCTCTGCCGCGTCTTTAAGCGACAGCTGAAGTCCATACGACCGTCTCAAGGTCGTGACCAGTCCACCGGTGACCGCGCTTGAAATGTTCTGAAATGCCTCTTCGGTCGTAGTGCCGAATATCCTCGCCTCGGCCCGCGCCTGTTTCATGAGCGCCGCGACCTGATCCATATTCAAGCCCTGCGCCATGAGCGCCGAAACCTTATCCGCGACGTTGGAGAAATTGACCGTCTCCTTGGAAGCCTCCATGATCGCCTGCCGCATTTTTTGCGCGTCTATGCCAACACTCTCTGCCATGCGGCTGAAACTCTGCTCGATTTGCTGGGCCTTGGCTCCCATTTCCATGAGATCCCACGCCTTGCGAAGCGCCATGATGCTGGCCGTAATGGCCGCGGTGATCGCAATCCAATTCTGCTTCCATGTATTAGCGAATCTTTGCAGGTTGCCGCGCACGCCTTCAAGGCGCTTGGTCGCCTCGTCCCTGAGGCGCAATATGATCGAGAGTTCTTTATTCGTCATCGCTTGAACCTGTCCCTTCTTTTCTGCATCTCCTGCTCGATTGCCTGCAATTCCTTTTCGATCACTTCAAAAGCATCGAGCATTTTGGCCGACTGGTCGATCCAGCCGCCCGCGTTCGGCATATATCCCTGCCGGTAAAACTGAAATGCCCTTATAAAGCTCGCCGACTGTCGTGTGACGATCTTAAAAGGGCATCCTCGATACTGCGTTCCGTTAAGCTCCCAGACTTCCTGCCCGGGCACTTCATACTCGCATTGAATCTTTCTCCCGCTTAAACAGCTCTGGCAGTTCACGGTGAGGCCGCCCAAATGAACCGCCACGATCAGTTTTTTTGCTCGCCCTCCGACAGTTTCGATTCGTTCAATATGACCTCAGCCAACTCCTGCCTGAGTTCGTTCGGGAACATGGCGATGATCCTGTCCGGAACGACGTTTCTCATCTTGCCCGCGTAATGAATCGTGTCGAACTTAAGCTCGATCGGCTTCTTGGTCTCGGGATCAAGAAAGTTTGTCAGGCCCTTAAGCCCGAACTTGATCGCCGTGATCTGCCGCCTGTTCCAATTAAGCCTGACCTTGGCCTTATCGTTGGGATTGGTCGAGCTCATCTCGTATGTACTGCTTTCATCGTCAACCTCTGCCCTCAGCACCGGATCCAAAAGCCCGATATGGAACACGCTCGGATTCTCTTTGTCCGGATCAAGTTTCGACACATATTCGCGCGTAGCATTGACATCAATTCCCGTAAGCATGGAAACACCTCCTGTTTATAAAAGTAATAAAGCGAGTTCATCATCCCCCGGCTCCATCGAACCGGTAAGATCAAACGACGTCTGCGCCAGCTGGATGCCGTCGCGGTCGCCGTCATCGACCTTGTTGTAAACAATACTGGGCGCGTAGAACCGGAACTTGTTTCCGTCGCTTTCCCCGTACGCTAGATCAAGAACCATCGGCGTATTGCCGAACCACTTGGAGAAGAAATCATGCGAGGCAACCGGCACCATTTCAGGATTAAACGACCCCTGCATATCCCGACCGGTGATCATGTAGGATAAAATCCCCTTCGCATCGTCGATCTTGTCTTTTGAAGCCAGCGTGTTCGATACGTCGATCTCCATCTCACCGACATTAAGCGAAACGCCGTCGCAAGACATAACCGCGTTCAAAAGCACCGGCGGCACCGTATCGTCAAAGCTCACTCCGGTAAACATCGGCGTGTCCGTAACCCCATGCTCAACTCCCTTGAAACTGAAATCGAGCGTTGCCGGTTCGCCGATCTTGAAGTTGAACTTGACCGTCCCGCGGCACCCTTTAAGAAGCTTTGCCACACCGTCCTCATAAAGCCCCATAGTCAAAGAAACCACGGAACTGCTGATCGGCTTTATTTCAAAGCCCGCGCTAGCCGGATCGGATGACGCGGTCGATACCGCGCCGGAATCCGCGCCTGTTATGTGATCTCCGGTCTCGAATACTCCGGTAAGAGCGACATAGTAAAGCGAAGCCGCACCGTTTGCGGTCTTAATGACCACACGGCCGACCGCGCCCGACGTATCGCCTGTGATCACCTCTCCGTGCCGGTAAGGCCCGCTGGTGATCGCTCCGATCGATATTTTCTTAAGCGTGTTCGATTGAAACCCGCAGGCCCTGACCAACCGCATCCACTCCGGTTCAACCGTAACCGATCCTGAACCTTTCAATTCGATACTGAAATCGATCCCGGCCGAGCGCTTCCCCGCGAGCTTGCCCATCTTGGTTAAAGACGCGCGTACAGGATCCCTTTGGTACATCTGCGGATCGTAACTTGCCTTCGGTGAGAAATTCACCAGAATGCCTGCGTCGGCCGCCAGAAGTGTTTCCGCAGAACCTTCGACCGCCTCGATCTTCGCCGCAAGCTGGCGTTTTCTTATGAGCATTGACATTGCAATCCCTCCTTTTAGTTCTTTGCTGTCGGGTCCGTCCGCAAATGACGATAGCGGACACGAACCTCCATGATGATCCCCGCGTACGGCTGTGCCTCGGTCGTTTCAAACGGCGTTGTCCCCAGAACATCCGTATCAACCGCGTTGCCCGCGCGCGTGGAATCCTGCAGAATCGCCTTCTTGATATCGCCCTGCAGTCTGTTCAAATACGTATCAGTCGGCACCGGGTCGTTTTCGTCATTAACGAAAAATGTGTCGATATACAGAGTTAAAAGACATTCTTCGAACGGATTCGGCATGCTCGATTCGTCTTCATCACCCGGGCTGATCACCACCATCGGCATATCGACCATTCTGTTGCCGTGCATCGACCAGCGCTGGACTGTGGCAGGGGTAAAATCGAAATTGTACCCGTTGGCGATCGTCACGCCTTCAAGTACAGTCTTGATGTTCTGCAATATCCGCTCTCTAACCGTTTCCATCAGATTTTCCTCAACGCCTTTTCGATCGATTTATTCAAAATATCTATCCGGTAATTCACCAAACCGTCCCATGTCCGGTAAAACCCCAGTCGCGGTTTAATACGAACTGAGCGCTTAAGCACATACAGCGGCAAGATCCTCTGCGCGCGTTTCGTTACCCGCGCGAGAAACGTCTCACCCTTCCAACGCAAGGCCCGGACGTTTTTTAACTCTTTGGGTTTCTTATACCGCGCTCTCAACTTGCCCGAAGGCGTGAACATTTCTGACCGCGCCGATAACGGCACCGCAAGCCGCTTGCCTCCGGGATCCCTGACTGTTCCGCCGGTCTCGTGCAATTTGGCAATCTTCGATTCCGAAAAGACCTCGATGCCCATGCCTTCGATCTCGGGCGACACTAAAAACACCCGTTTGAACGTGCCGAAAAGACCGTGGCCGGATGCACCGCGCACACCCGGAGGCCCCTGAAGCTGTTGCTGTCTGAACCGTTTCAAAAATCCTTTGCCGATACGATCCAGCCCGTCTGCCAGCTCAAACTTAAGGACGCGGGGCGCGATCTTGATCGCCCTTTCCAGCGCCCTTGTATCAATCTCTGTGGTTAACTGCACCATGCCTACCACCCCACCAGCAAATGCCACATCCCTTCATCACGGCTGATAACATCGTTGATACGAGCCTCGCGGTCGAATCCTTCCGAGTCTTTAAGCGTGATGCGGTCGTCTGCTTTACTCACTGCCGCGATACCGCTGATAGCATCATTGGCGATATAGACCTCCGCCTGCTTCTTGAGCGACCGGTTGATGTTTTCCTCTGCCGGTGTAAGTTCATAACGCACTACCACGGCCGCGATCACCTTGGAAACCCCCGCGCCGGTCGTATACGTGATCTCCTCGGCAAACTCGCCCATGTTCAAGAAAGAACCGACGGCATCTTTCGGCATTTGTTCTTTTAAGCTCATGAACACATCCCCAAAAGGGGCCCGGGAGCAGTTACACCCCCGGGCATCCCTGTGTTTAAGCGTCGACTTTCATCAGATGCGCGAAATACGGATCGATGATGATCTCGTCCACATGCTGACGCACGCGGAAGATATCACTTCTGGCCGCATCGTCGCGGTACTGCTCGACCGTGGCGTTCTCCGGGCTGTCCGCCGTCCAGAGGAATGTTCTTCCAACTGTCGGATCGGACAATCTCTGCCCCTCGCCGATCACCGCTACCATGGCGAAATCATCGCTCCAGATATCCGCACCCTGAAACGCCTTGCCTTCTTTCGCGGTGTTATAGATCGCCTTGCCGACAAGGATCCTCTTCACGCCGAGAATATCGGCCATGGCGTTGAGGATCTCCGCTTCCGTCAGCCTTGCGACATACTGGATTGCGGCCTTGATCTTCTCGTTGCCGAGAAGCCGGTCGATGTTCGCCTTGCTCATGATGAGCGTTCCCGGCTCCATGCCGCAGTTCTGCCTCACCTGCTCGCGCGCGGCCCTGACTTGAGCAATGACATCGCTCGAGGCGTTATCCCACGGCGCGGTCGAGAAGTCGGTAAAAAGCTTCGATCCCGTAAAAACAGCGGTATCGAAAACTCTTGCCGCGATCCTCTTCTCCTGCGCCTGCAGAACCCTGCGCGTTACGATCTGAACGGTCGTAAGCTCGGCATCGAAATCCGTGGCGTACATTTCCCGTTCGGAATCGTCCAGAGGCCCTTCCAAACCGTGCTCTTCACAGTTGTACTGCCGGTCTTTCGCTTGGAAGGTATCCCGGTTGTAGTTGCCGCGAGGCGCACGCTTGGTATCCGCTTCACGCGTAATGCTTTCCCGGGTGATCGCCGGAAAGATGCTCGCTTTCTTCTTTGTTTGGAAAATAGGCAGAACTCTCGTGCCTATGAACTCGTCCTGCGACTGGATAAACTCCAGCGCCGCTTCCCCTAACTCGAGTCTCGGTACTGCTCTTGTCCCTTGATAGTCTGGCATTTTTCATTCCTCCTTTTGATTAGGCAAATAGCCCTTCGACAACTTCACCGTCGCTTGTTGATGCTTCCAGCGCCTTGCCGATAATGGAACCGCTCACGGTTGCGCTGATCTTCCCGTCATTGGCCCCGTACACGTTACCTCCCGCGCTGATCGCCCCGGCCGCAACCATCTTGAACGTCCTGCCAGAACTCTTTAAATCAATGCTGACATGCTCGCCCAAAGCGGCCTTGGCCGCAGTGATCCCGATACAAGCTTCGCCTGCGTCGGCATATTCCACCTGCGATCCGCTTCCCGCACTCAGCTTGACCCTGCGGTAAGCTTCTAGTTCCTCTCCTGCAACAAATGCTTTAGATCCGATATTGAATTGAGACATCGTCCTACCTCCTTTTGGTTATTTCCTTTTGTCTGCTGTTGCCTTAAGCGCATCAGTCGTACTGCACCCGTGCTCTTTCTGATACTGCCGCGCGCGCTCCAGATGCGTTGTCTGTTTCTTGACCGGTTCCTCCTCTGCGTCGGGCCCCAAGGGCGGCACGGACGCTTTCTGCAGGCCATCAAGCTGTTTCTCCTGAAACTTGATGACCGCGTTTTCAAACGTCGCACCGTTCTCGACCGCCTCGACGGCGATATCGGACATATCCTTGAATACCTTCGATTTCTTCAAAATCGAAACCGCCCGTTCGCGCTCTTTTCTGATACCCTCTTCGACCCCGAGCGCGTGAATGGAGTCGTAAAGGCCTGAATGTTCCGCCTTAAGCTTTTCCATCGTGATTTCTTCCGGCATTTTCTTTTCCTCCTTGTTTTTGTTAGCCCCATACCTTTCCAAGAACGCGATCACCTTCTCAACCGATTCCGGCTGGTTCAGGAATTTATCTAAAAAGGCCGTCATCTCCGCAGACGGCCGGACGCTTTCCGAGAAAAACGGCATCCCGAAAAGACCGTTATTTGCCGCGGGATCATCCACGATATCCACGGACATAAGTTTCTTCACGCGGATATACGGCGGCAGATCCGCGCCGTCTTTCGTTTTCTCTTCGCGGAATTCCTCATCCCAGTGGATGACCATCGAAGACCCGAACGCCTGCGGATCGCTTTCGGCAAGGTTCATGACATACCCGGCCAAATCGCCGTCCGGCGTCTCGTGCGCGGTCTTGTCGATATACAGGTCCGCGCGGACGATATCGCCGTCTCTCCTGAAATTTCTTGCCCTGCCCAAGAACGTGCCGAGTGCGGTGCTCGACATGTTCGGATGCCCGAACCTCGATTTGACTCCGGCTTTGACCTTATTGCCCAGCTCAACAACCGAATCCAGCGCTATGTCATCGAACTCACCCCTTTCGTCATGGGTAATCCCCTTGGTTACAACAGCAAAACCCTCGATAACCTCTTCCTTGCGGTTGACGCGTACGCCCCCGCCGCGCGCAATATCCGCCCTGAAATAAATGTCTTTATTCGCCATCTCGCACCTCTTTCACATCGGTGAGGGAAACATCAACCTCAATCGGCATTGCCATTTGGCTTTTTGCCCCCGCCAGAATCCTCTTCGCCTTCTTCACCGGTGTTTTTTTGCTTTTCTTTTGCTTTGTTTTCATCCTGCACCTCTATCCCAAGCTTCTTCATCTTCTCCTGCTCACGCTTGCGCTGTTCAAAACACTCTTCCCAGTCCTTGCCGTCCTGCGCGTAAAGATCCGAATAGGTCACGATGCCGTTTCTTAAGCCGACCTCAGCGGCCTGCGCCTCTTTAAGCGGATCCACCCACTCCCATCCCGGCGCGATCCATGAAGCACCAGTCCATCGCTGTCTTTTTTCGTAAAAAGTTTCTGCCGAAATCTCGCCCTTTAAATACGCCTCTTCCAGCAACATGTCCCAAACCGGCTGGCAGAATTTCTGCGCCAGCCATTCCTGACGCATCCGAAAATATCGCCGCGCTTCCAATAGAGCCGCCCTTGCGCTTGAGTAATTTGTTTTCGAGAAATCCTTGGCCACGAGTTCATACGGAAGACCCAGCGCCGCTGATATTGCCTTCAAGATACGGTCAACGAACGGCTCGAAACTCGATCCCGGCCGCTGGGGATTAAACGACGTGATGCTTTCTCCCGGCATCAGGTGCTTGATCATTCCCGGTTCAAGACTTTCAATAAACTGACCGGCCGGATTTCTTTCGTAAACACCGCCTGCCGAAACATCCATGGACGCTTCTGAAGTCACAAAAAGCGAGAAACACGCGGCGATCCTCGCGGCCACGAGTTCGGCTTCCGCGTATTCCCCGAGATCTTTGAAATAAGATAAAACCGGCGCAAAGAACGGCACGCCGCGCGTCTGTCCCGAACGCAAAACGTAGTAGAGGTGGAAGACATTACGCCTGCCGTATTCATTGAACGCCGGAATCTCCATGAATTCTTTATCGCCGCTCTTGGCAATGCGCGATTCACCGGGATGCGTCTTCTGAATGAAGTACGAAACCGCCTCGCCCTTTTCGCCTATGCGCACGCCCGCGCGGATTGATTTATCTCCCCTTTTATCCGAAGGCGTATCCAGTCGGTCGGACTCGATCACCTGCAAAGCCGTCCTGTAAGGCCGGGAAGGATCTTCGATCATCATCGGAACGATCAACGCCTCTCCGTTTTCGAGAATCTGGCGGTCGACAAGCTGTTGGATCTCGTAAAAATCCATGCGCCTGCCCGCGTCCGCATACGGAATCCATCTCTTCCAGACACGCTCTGCGTCTTTTTGAAACTTCGCCGCTTCTTCTTCACCAAGGCCAAGCTCGTCCCTGTCGATACGCGACTGCGGCCGGATCCCCGAACCGACCACATTCACGGTCATGGTTGAGGTAATACCTGAAGCGTGAGCGTCGTTGCGATTTAAATCGCGGCTCCTCTCGCGGATGTCTTTTAATTCCGGAAGAAGATCCGCATCAGCCGATCCCCCGCCCGGCATCCACGATGAACGAAGACGGTCGCGCGACGCGCCCCTGTAAGAACTGAATGATTTGGTAACTTTGATGGCCTCGCGGTACATGCGCCGCTTGAGACCCGCGCGTGGAGAGAAAAAAGAAATAAGACCGTCCAAACCGCTGGATAATTTTTCCGTAAGCGGCGTCTTCATGACGGCCTCCCGAATGAAACGTATGTGGTCGTCCCGCCCGAACCGGCGATCTCGCGCCTGAGCTGATCGCGTAACTTGTAGAGATCCTGAAGCGGAATGTACTGCAGATTGCGGCCGCCGATCGAATACGACTGCACCGCGCCGCCGCTGATGCGGGCATTGATAGCGGTCTCGACGTTTTCGAGCATTTCCTGTTTTGTAGGTGCGGCCATGAATCCTCCCCTTGAACCCAATAAAAAAGCCCGTTCCGGCTGGTGCACCAGAACGAGCTTTTTATTGCTATTGGGCGCGAAAACGGTGATCAGCCGTCTCGCAAAAAATGTTCTACTTCAATAATATGTAATTTTCATACTTTGGCAATGGGGTCGTTACTACGGAGTAGTAAAAAGTCATTTTTCATCATCCACCTCAACAGACTTGAAATTATGCCCGCATTTATAACAGCTGTGATACCGGATCGGCGGGTGTGTTGAATAACAGCGCGTATTTTTACTTTTGCATTTCGGGCATCGAATGGGAATAAAACGAACGCCGTAATCTGATGAATCATTCGGCGGCCTGCCGAACGGCTTCTCCCGGGGCTGGGAACTCCCGCCGTTATTCAGCCAATTTGATTTTCTTTCTATCCATCGCCCCATTAAATCCACGACCCTTTCGTTTTGCGAAGCCACCCTCCGCGGCCGGACTCATCCGTAACCGGCTGATGAACCCGCGGCGCGTCTTCCTTGCGCATATTGAGGGCCCGGATGATATCCGCGGCCGCCAGCGCGTAAACTTCCGCGTCCAAGTAGTGATTGGCCGCGGCCTCTTTCTTTTTCTGCCAAACTTCCTTGGCCTTGCCGGTTGTTCGGTTGCGGATGAGAACTTTATGCTCGGAAGTAAACTGCGTCAGATAATCATCTACGGGATTCTTGAAGATATGCCACTTGCCGGGATTCTTCGATGTGACAAGACGGTTGATCTTGTCTTTATACTGAGTGACATTCAAATTCCAAAGCACAAGGCCGCCGGGAATGACCGCGCCGGTGCGGGAATTAATATCGATTTTGTTCGCGCGGTAGAACCGGCCTCCGGTGATTTCTTCAAGCCCTTTAATTGCCTTTGTCTTGTCCGGCCAATCGCGGCAGAAACGGTATACCTCATCCGTCCGGAAACCAGAGTCGATGCACGACATATAAACATTCAAGGTTTCCGCGGAACTCACCCTGCGGTATTCGGTCTTGAACAAACAATCGATGATATCGTCCCAGTATTCAACGCGGTCGGCCCGGATGAGCCACGACTCTTCGTAATATCCCCAGCCGCGGATAACGTAATAAAAATGATCCTTCTGCACGTCGACACCGGCCGTCAGAACCAAGACCTCATCCGGAACAACGCCCTGATCGTAATCGCGCGCCAGATTACGCACCTTATCAACCGTGGTTTCTTCGATCTTCTCTTCCCAAACCTCGGCAAGCCACGAATTGACGAAGTTCATTAAGAGCTCAACGTAGTCTTTTGATTTCAGAAACTCGGATGCAATATCACTCCACGTCAGCCACGGCGAATACAAAGAACTGACCCAGAAACCACGGTTGCGGTTATGCTCACCTTTCTCCGAGATCCATTCACCCGCCAGCATCATTTTCTGTTTATGGATATCATCAATGCGCTTCTTGCAATGCGCGCACTCATACCACGCCAGCCGGTTATTCTTTATTCTCTCGGCTGATGATTCTTCTTTCGGCCACTTGATCTGCCCGAAAAGCAAAACCTGCTTCTTCCCGCAATGCGGGCACGGCACATGAAACCTGCGCTGGTCGGATTTGTCGTATTCGCGGAAGATATAGCCTTCACGCGTGGTGGGTGTCGAGACCTTAACCGTCTTTTTATTCCAGAAAGTTTTCTGGCGTTCGGACGCCAGCTTGATCGGATCCGCTTCCCGGCCAGAGAACTTCGGGTACTTGTCGACCTCGTCCAAGAAAAGATACCGGATCGGCCGCGAAGCAAGGTCTGCCGGGCTGTTGGATCCGGCGAAATACAGAATCATCCGATCGAAATGATATTCGAGCTTCGTGATATCGTCCGTATTGATCGGAATGTATTTGCTCAAGACCGGCGAGCATTCGATCATCGGCCGGACGCGATTATATGAAACGCTCTTGGCGTCATCCGCGCGCGGTGAAACCATAAGTGTCGGGCCCGGGTCCTGATCGATGATAAACCCGAGCATGTTGTACATCGCCTCAGTTTTCCCAACCTGCGAGGCCGCCATGACCGTGATCTCATCGACATAAGGATCCGTAAACGCATCCATAATCCCCTTGAGATACGGCGTGCGGCCGGTCTGCCACTGCCCGGGCTCGGCTGATGTTTTCACATCGAGTCTGCGAAACTGATCCGACCACTCGCTCACCGTCATCTTGACCGGCAAGACCCATTCCGCGGCCGCGTACGGCACAATGGTTTTAAGGATTTCCCTTCCCAGCTTTATTGGCATTCTGCTTCCCCGCGAATTGTTCAATGATGTACCTGATCTCCTGATCAAGCATTTCACAAATAACCTTCGGATCCTGCTGATAGAGTTTCGGCGCGATATGCTTCGGCAAACGAAGGAATCCGGCCTTGATGCCCCGGATCTGGTTTTTAACAATCGAAACGTGATCCTCGAAAGGGATGACCTCCCCTTCTTTCTGCTTTAACTCGATCTCGCTCAGCTTCGCACGGTTCTTGCGATATTCCTTGTCCCAGTAATCCTTGCCGTTGTCCTCTTCCGATCCCTGCTTTTTATAGAACCACTTGAAGACATCCCCGACCTTAAACCGCGCGATCTCACCGACAGCATCCCTGAAGACCGGCATGCCCTGCTGGACATACCGCCTGATCATCCGCGGGGATTTCTCAAGGTAAACACATAAGGTCGGCAGGTCTACCGTTCCATCGATAACCCCTGCAGGCCGCTGTTCTGATTTCTCGAACTCCTCAAGCTCTTTAAGCTCCTTGGATGACAGCGAACCGCGCCCCAGTTTTTCGACAAGGGCGATGTAACGTTTCTTCTTGGCAATCTCAACAAGGTTGCGGTTCTTTTCATCCATTCGTTTCCCTTATCGCTTTTTTCCCTGAAAATTCCTCCCAGCGCCTGACCGCCACGTCGCAGAAGACCGGCTCGATCTCCATGGCGAACACCCTCCGGTTCAGCCGCTCGCCAGCGATAATTTGCGAACCAGAACCGGAAAACGGCTCATAACAAACATCCCCGGGTGTCGTATGAACCCGCATAGGGATAGCGAAAACATCGGTCGGCTTAACGGTCGGATGATCAAGGCCCGGGTTGCGCTTTTTGCCTTCCCAGTCCAGCTCCCAGACATCAGTGTGATACTCCGGCGTTTCCGGATCGCCTGTCCTTAAGAATCCAACCGTCCAGACACTGCCGATCGCCTTATTTTTTGGCTTATACTCCGGCTTATGGCCTTTGACCCACATCAAAAGGCACGGCTCATGCCGCCACGAATAAAACGAGTACGTCAAAATGACACACGGCTTGACCCAGACAATCTCCTGATGAATAAGAATGCCGATCTCTTTGCAGAGGCCCTCAATATCCGACCGTCGCTTTGAGGCATGCCACATATACAGCGCGGTCTTTTCTTTGATGAACCCGAGGCCCACGGTCAGAAATTTGCGCATGAAATCCACCGCGTCCGGGATGTCGATCTCGTGATAAACATTCGACCAGTCCCGGCCGCCGTTGGGCCTGTCGGCACCGGTATAATCCACGCAATACGGCGGGTCGGTTGCCAGAAGACTTGCCTTATGACCGTCCATAAGCCGCGCGACGTCTGCCTCGCTGGTAGAATCCCCGCATAAAAGCCGGTGCTCGCCAAGAATCCACAGGTCGCCCTTTTTGGTGATCGGCGTTTCGGGCGGTTCCGGGATATCGTCCGGAAGTGTCTTCCCGCTTCCCAGATTCTCGACACCCATGTCCCCAACACTCTCCCGCAGGCTTTGAAGCCGCAAGTTGAGATAATCATCACCGGCTTCTTTTCTCAACCTCTCCAAAAGCGGGATCAGCGCGGCCGTCCATTGACCGGCAATCTCGCTGTTATTGAGCGTCACGTTCATGGCCTGCTCTTGGATTTCATCCAGATCGACCATGATGACATCGACCTTTTCCACCCCGTCAGACTGCAAGACCTTGTACCGCTGATGGCCGGACACAATCCGCATGTTCCGTTTATTAACGATCAACAGATCCACATACCCGAACTTCTCCAAGCTGTGCTTAAGCCCCGCATAGGCAGGCTCGGTTATTTCCCGGGGGTTGTACGGTGCCGGTTTTAAGTCCTCCACCCTGACCTCAACGATTTCCGGTTTAACATTGATTTTTGCCACGATTTTCTCCTTTTTTATGTCCGCTCATGTCCATCAAAATGCCCGTTTTGACTACCCTGCAGACGTGTGTTTTAATCAAAAAGAGCCCGTATTCCCGACGGAAACAGGCCGTTTGGGCGTTTTTACCCCAGATGTGCGAAACCCCAAAAGTGATGGACATGGACATCGTTTTTTGAACCCCTCATCACTGAAGGCTCGCGCCTCGCCCGACCCTCGCCCGACACCCCCTTCCAAGGACCCGCCAGCCTACTCACGTCGGGTAGCGATCTGTGACAGCAAATGGCCGATCGATGCCGGTTCTTTCTTGAGTTTCTCATGCTCCCTCAGTCGTATATCCATCAAGACCTGCCTCATCTGTCCATCGATTGCCTTCTTAAACCAGCCCCAAGCGTTCTTTACCTTGGCCTTGCCCTGCATAAACTGCTTACACAGCGCGACAACCACCTCCGGCTTGGGCGGGAATCCCTTATCCGTACGGTATTCCATAAGCAACCGGTATAAATTAACCTCGCTTAAAAGCTTCTCGCACCATGAAGCCAGCTCCGCTACCTGTGCTTTGCCCGGATTACCGTAAGGTAAACTTGGACTTATCCACAGGTCGGATAAACAGACGTTCGTTTTGTTCGTTTCTTTTTGATCATTTAATTCTTGTTTGGGTGACACCGGTGACACTACCAGTGGTGACATCGGTGTCACTACTCCGGTGCCATGGGTGTCACTGGTGACACTGGTGTCACTACTTTTATCCACAGGCGAATTGAGCAATTTATAAACATTCGGCTTCCCTTTTTTTCGCTCAATCGAAACAATCTCGATCTTCTCAAGGACTTTAATCGTGCGCATAATCGTCCTGCGGCTGACATTGCAATTGTTGGCAAGCGTCCGCAAGGACGGGAAGCAGTTTTGATTTTTGGCGTTGGCGTAATAGCACAGCCACGAATAGACCGCGACTCCGCGGTTACCGGCCTTCGCGCTGACCAGATTCAAAGCGGCTTTGTCTATCCATAGAAATTTCCCGTCACGTAAATCCCTGATATCGATATTTCCCATGATAAACCTTCTCAAGAAGAAACAACTTCATACCAAGCCATGTTGCCCTTGAGGTTGCGCCGAATGCATTCATCCTTGCCGACCTTCCTCACGATACCTTGCAGAACAAAGTCCCTGATCGTTCTCTCGGCCCGCAAATAATAATTTTTAGTCCCGTAAGCTATGACCTCGGCCTTCGAGAAGATCCCGCGTTGCCTGCACCAGCGTAAAAGCTGTTCTTCTTTTGATAAAAACTTGTCCGGATTATCAATCGTCTCCATTGTCTTCACCTCCCCGAAACCAATTCATCTGGCCCAGCTAATCCAGCCCCACAAGGCCAAGAAAAAGTACACAACAAACAAAAACGACTGGGCGTATAAACGCTTCCTGAAATCGATCACTGCCCAGCAGGCGTTCGTAAACATCCACACCAGAAATCCAGCCGGGTCTTTATGCACATTTAAGACAACACCGAAGATAGACAGGCCCGCCAGCATCCACATCACCAGCTCTTTAAACTCTTTCGGGTCCTTGCCGAACGGCCGATTGGCTTCAACAAACTTGCGCCGGTTGTACCAGCTCAGATTTTTATAGATTTCTTTCCATCCTTTATTGATTTTCATCCGGTCTCCTTTCCTTGATCTTCGGCGCTCGTTCAACAATAAAAAATTCCTCCCCGATCTTTTCGGTCGCGCATTCGGTAAAAACACTGGCCAGAAGCGCGCCGACATCATCGGTCACATGAATAACCACGCGGTGGCCGGACAAAAGAAACGACCCGTCCATCTTGACCCGGGCCTTTCCGAACACCCCGCGCGCCGCGCGCATTGCCGATTCCATCTGATCCTGAATCAGCTGTTTATCGATCCTTTCATCGAACTCGAACTTATAAACGACCTCCATGCAATTCCTCCTCTCTGATTACCTCAGATATTCTTCAAGCCCTTCTTTACGGAAAACCTCCCTGATACGTTTCACCTCTTCATTCAGCGTCGTGCGCGGTATGCCCATTTTTTCTCCCGCTTTTGCGATGCTTATCCCTTCCATCAAAAAATGACACAATTGTTTTTGCCTGAAAGTCAGATTGGCCGTCGCGCGTGCCATCGCGTCCGGAAGTTCCACGGCCGTTATTTTTGAGACCGTCTGTTCTTCAACCATTAAAATCTTCTCCTTCATGCTCGTTAACTCTTCATCCTCTCCAAGTGCATCTAGCGATTCGCTCATATAAAAAATCTTCCGTTTATTGGTGCCTCTAAGCCGCATGATGTCGGCCAGTTTATTGCGTATAGCCCTGTTCAAAAAAGTGTGTTCAGATGCCCCTGCTTCCGGGCGATACTGGTCTTTGATGAAAAACCAGTGAATCAAACATTCCTGTAAAAGATCTTCAAAGCCTTCGATCCTGAGACAGACATGCTCACGCTGAGCTTCCCTGACCAAGCAACGAACCTCCCGCAACTCCCACTCCTGAAATAGGCCGCGATAGTTTTGGCTAATATGGACACTCCTTTATTCGGCAGTGTCCGAAAATCAGCCCGATCGTCCGCGCACGCGGACAATCTATGTTTGCTTCGTTCGGGTAATTGGTCTGCATCCAGATAATTCATCAGGCGTAGGCTCTCTTTTTAATATTCCGGTTAATACAGATTTGACGGCATCAAGGATTTTCTGGTTTTGCATTCTCCGGGCCGCGCCCTCCAAGGGCTTCTCCGAATAAACGACATTGAATCCCCGCTTAAACCGTTTTTCAAAATTTGATATCTGCCTCTCGCCCATAACGCTCCTCTATTTGCTACATACGAAGACTTTTTGAAAACAGACGAAAAAAACTTCAAAAATAAAAATATTTCCGTCACCTTGCCGGAAATCTTCGTATGTAGTCAGAGAAAGCGCGATTCTGCGATTTCCGCTCAAAACAGCTCTAAGATGTTGTTATAGCTTGACTTGTGGTAGCTTCCATTATAGGGTTGGGTCACAATGCAAAATACGACTTTAAAAGACCGACATGACACAAATTATTAGATCGAAAGAAAAGAAACGATTCGTGATCTACACCCGGTGCTCGACCGACGATCAGGCACAGGGCGATTTCACGACATTGGACGCGCAAGCGCATCACTGCAAAAACATGCTCGATGCGTTTGGCTATGAACTTGGAGATATCGGCAAGAATGGAATAGTCAACGATGACGGCTATTCCGGAAAAGATTTGAACCGGCCGGGAATACAGATGATCCTTGAGAACGTAAGGCAGAAGAAGAAAATTGATGGCATAATATTCTTCCGGCTCGATCGGCTCACGCGCAACACGCGCGACCTCTATGCCCTCATCGATTTATTCCGCGAAAAAGAAGTAGATTTTATTTCAGTAAGAGAGAACCTCGACAGCTCCACCGCGATCGGCCGCGTGGTTATAGGAATACTTGGCATCCTCTCCGCGTTTGAACGCGAACTGACCGGCGAACGCGTGAAAGCCTCCGCGATCGCCCGGGTACGCCAAGGCAAATGGGTCGGCGGTTTCTTGGCGCACGGTTATAAACTGGAAAAAGACGGCGAGCGCCTGCCCAATGGCAGACAGCCTCACAAGGTTGTTCTCGATCCGGAACTCGCGCCAAAACTCAGGATCATCTGGGAAATGGCGGCCAATAATAAATCGCTCATGGAAATCGGCCAAGAACTCGGCCGCCAAGGCGTCAAAACCTGCAAAGGCAAGGCGTGGCGAAAACAAACGCTGTCCTCTGTTATTAAAAATCCTTTTTACAAAGGGTACATCCTCTACTCGAATGAACTGCACAAAGGAATTCATGAAGCCATGATCGAACCGGCAATCTGGGAAAAGGCGAATAGAATTGTTGCCGCCAAACTGCCCGGCCACGGATTCAGCAGAAAACCGAAAACTTATAATTATTTATTGAGCGGACTGCTAAAGTGCGGGAAATGCGGAAGCCACCTGATATCGATATCCAACAAAGGGCGGGACGGAAAGAAGTTTCACTATTACATCTGCGGACGATCGAAACAAAAACTCGGATGTGATGAACTTGGCATCCCTGCCCCGGTATTTGATCGGGCGTTAATCGGATACTTCCGAAAAGCCTCCCAGAACCGGGATATCATCATCAAAGGCATCGGCGATGCCATGCGCGAAGCCCAGCTGATGGCCGGGCGCATCGATGTCATGATCGCGGAAACCGAAGCCAAGCTGAACGAATGCCAGCATGAAGCCAAGACCCTGCTGGATCTGGCTATGACCGGCACCGTAACACAAGGCCCGGCTTATAAAACCAAGATGTCGGAAATAGATAACCAAATAATAATGCTCGAAGACAAACTGACCAAACTACGGACACAAAAGACGGCAAACGACATGACGGCCAATTCGGCCAATTACCTCCACGAAACCCTGCAGTTTGCCTTGGAATACCTCGACAAAGCCCCTGCAGATGCCCAGAAGAGCCTCGTATTCGCCCTTGTTAAAGAGATTGTGATCCATAACGACGTAATTGACCTGCGAATGTACTTGGGCGATCCTGAACAAACCTTGCAAGCCGATATTACCGACTGCAACCATAATCAAACTGCCGTAAAAAACAAAAACCCCGTTCCGGAATTACTCCGAAACGGGGCTAATGTAAACGAACAGGGCGTTGTTGCGTCTGTTCGTCCGAAATGGCTCCCCCTCGAGGACTCGAACCTCGGACCTGGTGGTTAACAGCCACTCGCTCTACCGACTGAGCTAAGGGGGAATAAAATGTATAAAGAACAATCTATCTCGTTCTACCCCCGCCAACCTGCTTTGGCAGGTCCGCCAGTTTCTGTGACGGAGACTGAGCTAAGGGGGAATAAAATGTATAAAGAACAATCTAACTCGTTCTACCCCCGCCAACCTGCTTTGGCGGGTCCGCCAATTTCTGTGGCGGAGACTGAGCTAAGGGGGAATAAAATGTATAAAGAACAATCTAACTCGTTCTACCCCCGCCAACCTGCTTTGGCGGGTCCGCCAATTTCTGTGGCGGAGACTGAGCTAAGGGGGAATAATCTTTCTAGAAATCTACGACCTTGA